TGCTATAACCAAATACTAAACCCTAGTTTTTATTAACTAGGGTTTTTTTGTGGCTAAATATTCGCATGCAAAAGACTGAATGGATATATGAAAGTCCGGATCGAGGCGACACTGTTTACCGTAGGCGTGCAAATAGCACCAAACGTGAACTTGTACAAAAAAAAGAAAAAGACCATCCTATTGCAGATCAAATAGATGACATTGTAGCAGAATCACCTTCAGATCCTGCTCTAAAAGAAATGCTTGATAAACTACAAGTGTACTGGAGCCTGCGTAATGCAAACAATTAGTGTAATGACATACTTTGACTGCACTCCAACTGGAACTAAAAGTTACAGAAAACTACAACATGGCTATGCCGACAACACAGGCAAACAAATAAAAACCATCGACGAATGGAACTACAGTCGTAATCAACAACGCAATTGGGAAACAATTCTTCAGTGCGTCAGTCTACAAACCCAACCACTAAATGTATCTGATGCACAAATTATAAAAAAACATTCACACACCATGTGGACTTTTAGCTTTGGTATAGAACATACAGATATTTTCAGTGATGGAAACGATCCACTTGGTTTACTAAAACAAGAAGTTCATGGTGTTCCAATGATAGTTGGCTTATCAGAAACCTATACTGAAGGTTTTTTAATGCCTTATCTTATCGCAAAGGGCGAAAAAAAGAATATTAGCTTTGATATTATTGATAATTTTGAACAGTAAAAATCAATGAGATTTTATAAATACTTGCAACAAGAATTTAGAGATACCGATGGCTGACACAACACCAATCGAAAAAAAGAGTTTAGAAGCACACGTTGATTTATGTGCCGAACGATATAAATCTATGGCAACATGCATAGAAAACCTTGACAAGAAGGTTGATCGTTTAGAAATGATGATTAATGAAGTCCATATTATGGTTGAGAAAATGGCTCAACGCAGGACTGACCAGTTGATAGGCTGGGGAACAGGAATTATTGCAGCTCTTTTAGGAACAGTTGGATGGTTGGTGATCACTTACGTAGTCGGGTAACCGAAAAAGCCTCAAGATTATTAAACAAAATTGCAGATGAACTTCTGAACTCAAATCCCAATGCAATTTTCCGCAACGGTGATAGCATTATGGCTTTTGCTGAATATGAAATAGAAAAGGTTACTCCAGACGAGTATAAAATTTACAAAAACGAATTGTATGTAACAAGTTGTAGTACTATTAGAATTGCACTAAGTTATTGTATTTTAGATAAAAATAAAATGCAAATGGATGCAAAACATTTAGTGGCTCTAGAAGACAAATTACTACACAGACAAAATGAAATGATGCACTACAGGCATGTTATAACTAGTCCACGCACAGACAATTTCCGTAAAGAAGTTGTATTACATAGACTATCAAGTGCAAAATATGAATATAATATCATACAAAAACAATTAACGAAAAGTATAAATGTTGCTAAATACTGTCAGCAAAAAGGATTTGATAATGAAATTATTTGACTTAGATTCACCTCAAACCAAAAAATCTCAGCAGGTGCTTGAGAGTTTTTTTGGTAACCGTGTTGATTTTACAAAAATGCCTAGTAAAAAGGCCAGTGACATGCTCACTAAAGTACGTGGATTAATCTACGAACATCGTTCTACTAAGCCACTTGCAGGCAGTGAAAAAGATCCATCTTACCTAAAATTATTGGTAATGGAAAGAGGCTTGGCCGCAAGAGTTCGTGAAGCAGATGTAAAACTTGAACCACAACCTGGTGCAACAAAAATCAGTGTAGACGGACAACATTTAGGAACTGCTGATATGGCTACTGCTACACAGTTTCAAAAAGACGTAAAAGATGGTAAAATTAACATCGGAGATATGGACGAAGCCAAAGAAGATTACAGTGCTAAAAAGGCACGTGCTGGTAAAGACATCGGAAAACCAGGAAAGAACTTCAAAAAGATTAGTAAAGATGCAGCCAAGCGATATGGAAGCAAAGAAGCTGGTGACAAAGTAGCCGGTGCTATACTTGCAAAAATGCGTGAAGGCGCAAAACTTAGAACCAAGTCAGGACGTTATCTAACTGAAAGTGAAGTACAACAAGCACAGGTTGTGTTGGCCGCACAGGACATGGTAGACAGAATGCAGAAGATGTTAGAAGATGTAACATCAATGCAGTTTAAAGATTTACCTGCATTGAGTAGTTCAATACAAACAACCATAGGCACTACAGAAGCACAAGCATTTAATGATGCTGCCGGTCAAAGTTTAGCAGTCCTAGTTGATTCAATACAGGCTGCAAAAGTTGAAATGGAAACTGCACAAGGAACACTAACAGGTGTTGCACCAGTTGTGCCAGGACAAGAAGAAGTTGCAGGCACTCCAGCAATAGATGAGCCAGTAGCAGATCCACTAGCGGCAGATCCAATTGATGCAGTTGCAGATGTAAACGTTGATGCAGAAGCAGGCGGTGAAGCAGTTGATGTAAATGTTGATGTACAAGATGGAGCTCTTGGTAGAGCAAGAAGATAAATGCGTATACTTGAGTTTACAAGTAGATCAGATAAACCATCTGCACAACAATTAACTGCACTAGCAGAATATCTGCTGGGCAGAGCTGATGACGAAGACACTCAACACACAGTTCCAATCGGAGTCTTTTTAAGCATGGCTCACAACATGGGTGTAAATATAACTGATAAGCAGTTACGAACACTTGCAACACAAGACCCTTTAAAAAATATAATTGCAAATGTCGATGCTGATAACATTATATTAGTAGGCGCCGGAGTTACCGGTGAAGAGGGTACAGATACCATGACTGTTGACCAAGCACAAGATACTGTAGCTAGTATGGCAGATAGTGCAAACGACCTAACATAAATGATTGAAATTCCAAAGGTTGAATTTTATATTAACCACACGTGTAACCTAACCTGTGAAAACTGTAACAGATTCAACAACCATAATTTTGTAGGTTGGCAAAGATTTTCTGATCATGAAGCTGATTTAGAAAAATGGGCCACCAAAATCACAATTAAACAGATTGTAATAATGGGAGGTGAGCCGTTGCTCAATCCAAGTCTTCTTGATTGGATTACAGGACTCAATCGTATCTTTGGTACAAATGTACAAATACTAAGCAATGGTACAAGATTATCAAAAACCCCAAAACTTTATAAACTTTTAGGAGGTAAGATTGATAACTGGCTTGGTATTAGTTGGCACAATCGTAATCATAAAGATATGTTGTTAGAACAAATTAATTCATTTATGACTCATCCAATAAAATACCCAGAAAACCTAAATAATGTTTTAAAAACAAATGACCAATTGACTTTTCTTGATGCAAAAGGGGTAAGAATTACAGTATGGGTACAAGATAACTTTATCAGTGCAGCAGTTCATAAGAATAATCAAGGAAAATTTACATTATATGATAATGATCCAAAAGAAGCACACAGTGGTTGTGTGTTTGTAAAATATAAATCTTATCATATGATAAACGCAAAACTTTATAAATGTGGTCCGGTTGCATTATTTCCAGATTTTGATAAACAACATAATTTTAATATACCAGATTCTGATCGGCACCTTTTAAACAATTACAAACCTTTATGTATTGACGAATTTGATACCAGAGGCATTGAATTTTTAAAAAATATAGATAATGTGATTCCACAGTGTAAATTCTGTCCTACCTGGAGAGATAGTAGCCATAAAATTATATATCCAGAAGTTAAAGTGAAATCAAAGTTAGCCTAAACTCATTGACTTTTCTATATATTATTGTAAAATATCTAAATGCTTATAGAAAAATTTCAATACAAAAATCTCTCACGGAAGCAGGTTGACGGCAAACGACTGTATTCTACTCCTGATGGCAATGCCGTGCCCAGTGTCACTACTATACTTGGTGCTACGCAATCAAAAGAAAAGCAAGAAGGCTTAGCCAGATGGCGTAAACGTGTAGGCACTGACCAAGCACAAAAGATAGTTACAGAAGCAGCCAACAGAGGTACACGTATGCATACCTATTTGGAAAACTATTGCATTGATGGAACAATTAAGCCAAGAGGCAATAATCCTTTTAGTTGGCAATCACATGCTATGGCCGAAACAGTAATAAAACAAGGCTTGTGCAATGTAAACGAAGTATGGGGCGTAGAAGTTCCTATGTACTTTCCAGGAATATATGCAGGCACTACAGACTGTGTTGGAGTACACAGTGGTGATGATGCAATTATGGACTTTAAACAATCAAACAAGCCAAAAAAAGTAGAATGGATTGAAGATTACAAATTACAACTTTGTGCATATGCAGAAGCACACAATGAAGTCTATGGAACAAAAATTAAAAAGGGTGTTGTGCTAATGGCAGTTAAGCCAGCAGTCGACGAAATGGGCCATCTTAAAGAAGAGCCACTGTATCAAGAGTTTATTGTCGAAGGTGACGATTTTGAACACTGGCGCCAGCAATGGTGGAAGAGGGTTGAGCAATACTATATCTCAAGCTAAATACACATAATCGGAGTTAATAAATGGCAATAGTACAAGTATCACGGATTACCAACCGAAAAGGTCTAGCTGATAATCTACCACAGTTAGCAGGTGCAGAATTTGGATGGGTAATTGATCAAAGAAAATTATATATTGGAAATGGAACCTTAGCAGAAGGTGCACCAGCAATTGGAAACACAGAAATTCTAACCCAATACAGTGATATTCTCAATGTTGCAACAACCTATACATACAAAGGCGAACATGCTGGATACACAGTACAAACTGGACCATCATCAAGCGATCCAGTGGTACAAACACTTCAAGCAAAACTAGATAATTTTGCCAGTGTTTTAGATTTTGGTGCAACTGGGGATGGAGTTACGGATGATACTGATGCTATTAATAGAGCATTATTTCAGCTTTTTTGTGTGCAAACAAACACAACAATAAGACGTAGTTTATATTTTCCTGGAGGAACATATAGAATTACAAATTCAATCAATGTTCCAACCTTTGCAAAACTCTGGGGTGATGGGCCTGATAGTGTTATTTTTGAAATGGACGTTTCAAGTGATAGTAGCTACGGAAGTTATGTCTTGCGTACTGCTGACAGTTTACAACAAACTGGTGCAAACATAGGAAGTAATAGTGCAACTGCTCCTCGCGATATTGTTATATCTGGTATGTCATTTACTAGTAAAGAACCAATTGATCTAGTTTTAATTGATCGTGCAGAAGGTATTAGCATTAGTAATTGCAATTTTAAAGGGAATCTAGCCTCGGCCCCAACAGGTGCCGCTGATGACATTGCAGGATTGAGATTTGATAGTACATTGGCGAATACCTGTAAGCAAATCGAAGTAAACAATTGTAAATTTAGTTTTCTAACCTATGGGCTAAACACAGATGAGAATATACAAGGTGTAACTGTACAAAATTCTCAGTTTAACAGCTTGTATCAAGGCATCTTACTTGGAACTGGTACACCAGATAACGGTGGCCCAGAAGGCGTTCGAATCGTGCAAAATCTTTTTGATGACGTAGCCAAGCAAGGTATAAGCATAGGTGCAGTTGCATTCAATGTAAGTGCATATAATATATTCTTAGATGTTGGAAATGATTATTTAGGAGCAGGTAATGCTTCATCTCCAGTAATCGAAATCAACGGAGATGATAATGTAAGCATTGGTGATATGTTTGAACGAAGCGATGCTGATAATCTTACACAACCAAGAGTAGAACTTAACAACAAGGCATGTTATGCTCTTATAAATGGCAATGAGATTGAATTTGGTACCTATCACAGACTTGCTGGTGTGAGCACCGATCTCTCAGTCCAAGCAAGTCCAACCACAATCTTTACTGTTAATACTGCAAATGCAACTGCTTTTAATATCAACTACCAGATGAAAGAATCTTCAACAAACGTAGTGCGTTTTGGTACCCTTAGGGTTGTCGGACAAGATACAGATGATAGTGCTGGAACACTTGCCTATGTTGATGATTATAGCGAAGACAATCCAAATAACTTTGTATTAAGTGCAGTACAAAGCGGATCAACAATTAGTGTTCAGTATACCAGCACAATTGCAAATACTTTTCAATACTCTCTCGAACATTTTAGTATTTAGAACATGTGGCAGAGCCATACTGACAAGAGATTAGCCTCTTGGGTTAATCTACGTGACTCATGCAAAGAAAACAACGACCTTGACAAGGTGATAATTACCATACACGATTGGTGGCAACAAGCACCAATGGTGTTGCGATATTTACATACTGATTTAATCAAAGAATGGCCCGATCTTTGGGAATTGATTGCCAAAAATACATACTGTTCACTTGCAAAGTGTTTAGGAATGTGTTATACTATCTGTATGTTAGATAGACAAGACATAAGCAGTCTTTGTATATCTGAGATTGATAATAATGACTATATAGTCCAAGTGAACAATGGATTATATGTGTTGAATTGGAACGTTGATGAAATAGTAAATATCACACTGTTAGAAAATCACAAATTCACTAAAAACATAGACTCTGCTATGTTTGTACACACGATTCGATAGAAAGGCCCCCAAATGACAATCCAAGTTACCAAACGAGACGGAAGTAAAGAAGCATTAGATATTGATAAACTACACAAAGTGGTTTGGTGGGCAACACAAAACATAACAGGCGTAAGTGCAAGTCAAGTAGAAATAAGCAGTAACGTACAATTTTATGATGGTATAACCAGTACAGATATACAAGAAACACTTATCAAAAGTGCTGCAGATCTCATATCAGAAGAAACTCCTAACTACCAATTTGTAGCAGGTAGACTTATAAGTTATCATATAAACAAAATGGTGTATGGTGAATTCAAACCATGGCATGTTTACAAATTGGTTAAAGAAAATGTACAAAGAGGATTTTATGATCCAGAACTACTCACAGAATACACCGAAGAAGAATGGAACACTATCAACGGATGGATAAAGCACGATCGTGACGAACAACTTACCTATGCGGCCATGGAACAATTTAGAGGCAAGTATCTTGTACAAAACAGAGTAACAAAAACATTGTATGAAACACCACAGATGTGTTACATGCTCATCGCTGTTACTCTGTTTCAAGACTATGATCGAAAAACTAGATTACGTTGGGTAAAAGATTACTATGATGCTATATCAACACATCAAATAAGTCTACCAACTCCTGTAATGGCAGGTGTACGTACACCGCAGAGACAGTTCTCAAGTTGTGTGCTTATTGAAACTGATGACAGTTTGGACAGTATCAATGCAACTGCAAGTTCGATTGTTAAGTATGTTTCGCAAAAAGCAGGCATTGGTATTAACGGTGGACGTATAAGAGCATTAGGGTCACCTATAAGAAACGGTGATGCTTATCATACAGGTGTTGTTCCATTTTACAAAATGTTTCAAGCCGCCACACGTAGTTGTTCACAAGGCGGAGTGCGTAACGGAGCGGCAACACTTTATTATCCTCTATGGCATTTAGAAGTTGAAGACTTACTAGTACTTAAGAACAACAAAGGTACAGAAGACAACAGAGTTAGACACATGGATTATGGTGTACAGTTTAACAAACTGATGTATGAACGATTAATGTCAGGTGGAGACATTACACTGTTCTCTCCTAACGATGTTCCTGGATTATATGATGCTTTCTTTCAAGATCAAGAAAAGTTTAAAGCATTGTATGAAGCTGCAGAACGAAAAACAAGTATACGTAAGAAGAAAATTAGTGCTATAGAACTGTTTAGTGCATTTATGCAAGAAAGAAAAGACACAGGTAGAATATACTTACAGAATGTTGATCATGCAAACGAACACAGTAGTTTTAAAACTGACGTTGCACCAATCAAGCAGAGCAACTTATGTTGTGAAATTGACTTGCCCACAAAAGCATTGAATGATGTTAACGATCCCGAAGGTGAAATAGCATTGTGTACATTGAGTGCTATCAATTGGGGCAGTTTTACAAATCCAGAAGACATGCAAAAGGCATGTACACTTGCAGTACGCGGACTTGATGCACTGTTAAGTTATCAAAACTATCCAATCATTGCCGCACAGATGGCAACAGAAGGTAGACGTCCACTTGGTGTTGGTATTATTAATCTTGCATACTTTTTAGCAAAAAACGAAACCAGTTATTCAGATCCAGATTCACTCAAACTTGTTGACACTTGGGCACAACACTGGAGTTATTACTTGATTAAAGCCAGTGCTGATCTTGCAGTTGAGCTTGGAGCATGTCCAAAGAACAACGAAACAAAGTACGCAGATGGTATACTGCCAGTTGATACCTACAAAAAAGACGTTGATGAACTAGTAGTACACGTGGATGCAGTTGACTGGACAGGTTTGAGAACACAACTTCGAGAAACAGGAATACGTAATTCAACACTGATGGCACTTATGCCAGCAGAAACATCTGCACAGATTAGTAACAGTACAAATGGTATTGAACCACCAAGAGCATTTGTTAGCATCAAGCAATCAAAAGATGGTGTACTAAAACAGGTAGTTCCAGGGTATGCACGATACAAAAACAAATACGAACTACTATGGGATCAAAAGTCTCCTGAAGGTTACCTTAAAATTATGGCAGTACTACAGAAGTATATAGATCAAGGAATAAGTGTCAACACCAGTTACAATCCTCAACACTTTGAAGATGAAAAGATTCCAATGAGTACCATGTTACAACATTTATTATTATGCTATAAATATGGACACAAACAACTCTATTACTTCAACACATTTGACGGCGCAGGAGAAATAGACATCGACAAAATGAACGAAACACAACAACAAGATATAACTATCGAAGAGCCGATATACGAAGAAGCCTGCGATAGTTGCACTATATAGGAACCACAATGAGTGTATTAAATACAGCCAACAGAGACCATACGACCAGTCTTGCATTTTTAGATCCAGCCGGCGGAGTTGGTATACAACGTTATGATACTCTAAAGTATCGTCAATTTGATAAACTCACTGATAAACAGTTGGGTTTTTTCTGGAGACCAGAAGAGGTAGATGTACTTCGTGATGCAAAAGATTTTAAAGAGCTTACTGAAAACGAAAAACATATTTTCACAAGTAACTTAAAAAGACAAATACTATTAGACAGTGTACAAGGTAGAGCACCAATTGAAGCATTTGGTCCTATTGTTAGTTTGCCTGAGCTAGAAAATTGGATAATTACTTGGACATTTTCAGAAACCATACATTCTAAAAGTTATACACACATTATACGAAACGTATATTCTAATCCAAGTAAAATTTTTGATGAAATGATGGATATACAGGAAATCATTGAATGTGGTGAAGATATTACTGCATACTATGATGACTTGGTAGAAAGTTGTAGTTACTACAACCTACTTGGTGAAGGTACTCACACTGTAAATAGAAAAAAGGTTGTAGTTGATTTATATGAACTCAAGAAAAAACTTTGGATTTGTTTGGCCAGTGTAAATATACTTGAAGGTGTTAGATTTTATGTGAGCTTTGCTTGTAGTTGGGCATTTGCAGAATTAAAGAAAATGGAAGGCAATGCTAAAATTATAAAATTTATTGCACGTGATGAAAACGTACACTTGGCAAGTACACAACAACTACTCAAATTGTTACCAAAAGACGATGCTGATTTTGTTAAAATACAAAAAGAGTGCGAGCCAATTGTAATTAAGATGTTTGAAGACGCAGTTGATCAAGAATGTGCATGGGCTGATTATCTGTTTCGAGACGGTTCAATGATTGGACTTAATGCACAGTTACTTAAAGAATATGTACAATGGATTGCACACAAACGCATGACTGCGGTAGGAGTACCGAGCAGTTATAAAGGAGCAAGCAATCCATTACCGTGGACGCAAAAATGGATTGCTGGCGGCGATGTACAAGTAGCTCCACAAGAGACAGAAATTACAAGTTATGTCAACGGTGGAACAAAACAAGACGTAGATAATAATACATTTAAAGGATTTAGTTTATGAGTGTGACTGTATATACAAAAGACCTATGCGGATATTGCGATGCGGCTAAAAGTCTTCTAAAAAAAATGAATGTTAGATTTGAGGAAGCAAGAATTGGAACCGACGTAACCAGAGAAGAGCTACTTGAAATTGCTCCACATGCACGTACTGCTCCGCAGATTGTAATCAACAACAAGGTAATTGGTGGTTATGATGATTTAGTTAACTATATTGAAAATACAGGATGGAATGGCTCCGGATACTAATTAAGTAGTAACTTCGGAGGATACATGTTAGAACCAAACAAGACTTACTCATTGCGTCTTAGTGATAGCAGTGAAATTATTTGCAAGATTGTTAGCTCAGATAGCAACGAAACAATAATATCTCATCCATTTAGTTTAATTCCAACACAACAAGGTGTGCAACTTTTGCCTGCAATGATGAGTGCAGATGAGACAAAAAATGTGACCATAAATACAAATAACATTACAATGTACACCGAAACAAACAAAGATGTTATTGCAAGTTACATACAAGCAAGTACTGGTATAGTGACTGCACCAAAAGGAATATTAAAAGGATAAAAATGCCAGGAGCAGTAAGAATAGGTGACCCAAACTCAGGTGGTGGACTTGCAGTAGGTACTGGTGCAACATCTGTAATTATCAACGGCAGACCAGCATGCCTAATAGGAACCTCAGTAACTCCTCATCCGTGTTGCGGTGCTCCTGGGTGCGAAATTCATTGTGCGGCGAGCACAACTCTAGGATCGATGAGTGTACTTGCTGAAAATAAACCTATCAACTACGTAGGCTCTCCAGATACTTGTTTTCATACAAGAGCAACTGGTAGTACTGACGTTATAATCCCAAGAGGTTAGCATGGCTTGTGGTGGTGCAATTACCGCAACAGTTTTAACAGCTGGTGCTGGACTCGCAGGAAACGTTGGTGGCAATCCATTAGAATCAATCAGTGGAGCTCCACTTAATATCACCGATGCAACAACTGGACTGTCCGGTTCTCCAACCATGGCCGGTTTGACTAGTGTACAGAGTGCAGTTCAAGGTCTGCCTAATATGGCAGCTGTGACCAATACTGTATCAGGAATTACCAGTAGCCTACCTGCAAGTTATCAACAAAGTTTTAGCAACATGGCCAGTGGACTTGGCGATAATGTGTTTAGTGCAGGTTTTGATGTATTTTCAGGAGATGCACTAAGTGTCATGGGGGCTTCTAGTGGAATTACCAATGTACTTCCAACTGGATTAGAAAATGCCGCTAAAGTCATGGGTGGAAGTGTAAGTGCTGGAAATATAGTTGGCAATGCAAGCAAGTTTGGCAGTGTACTAGGAGCCGCTGAAGGCTTTGTAGGCAGTTCAAATCAAATGATCTCAGCGGCAACAAATGCTGCCAGCAGTTTTAGTGGCGGGACTTTTCCGGGTATGGATGCAATAAGCACCGGCGGACTTAGTGGAGTTACAAATGCACTACCAGATTTTGGAACCGATCTAGGAAAATTAGGAAGCACTGTTGATTTTAGTAGTATAGGCAATCTTGGATCACCAGGTCAACTTCTAAAAAATATGGATACTGCTGGTAATCTTGGACCAATGTATGACAAAGTAGCAGATATCAAGATTGATCCAAGAATAGCCGGAAGTTTAGGCGGATCACTCAGCACCGTTACAAATGCTATCGCAAACAAAACAGGCGGATTAACTGTTAAAGATCTTGGTATTAGTGCAAGTGATATTGCACAACTAGGACCCGCACTACCAAATAATGTACAAGGACAAATTTATGATGCATTTGGCGATCTATCAACCACAGAGGTTGCAGATGTAAAAGGTATACTGAAAAATACACAAACTGGCATAACAAATGGCGCAGATCTGATGAATCCACAGAAACTGTTTCCGACAAGTTCATCAACTCTTACTGCACCGTTGAGAACTGCCAGTGTTGGTGAAAGAGCAATTTATACCGCAAATGGCTCAGTCAATGAAGAATTTGCAAGTCTTGGAACCGCACTTGCTGGAGCATTACCAGAAGATCTTGCCGTTGCAAATGGAGCACTGGCAAGAAGTTTTGGACAGATAAAAGGAATTGAAAAAACAACTCCTGAAACTCTTACTGCGGCAGTGAACAGTTTAGAAACCAACAAAGATCTACCATTGGTACAAAACCAAACACAATATGTTTCAGACGATGTGGTAAATTATTGGAAAACCACTTATGGAACAGATAGTAATATACAATTAGCCACAGGGCCAAATGGAACTTTTAGTGTAAGTGATGTGATTGGATATGCCGCAGGATACAACAGCTTTGCTCCTCTACAACAGAATCAGATACTAATGCAGGAACTGATTGATAGTGGTGCAATGAATGTTTTCTATGCTGACAACGGATCATCTAGTTCTAATACTGGTATTTTAATTGTAATGGATTATTTTATTGCAGGAGCTTATGATCCAATTGCTCCTGCAACAGACTACATTATACCTGCTGGTGTTTACGGCGCAGGAACATATGCAACTCAAGAAGATTGTTGGAATGGTATAATAGCTGCCGCAAAACAATTGATGCAAGACTTTTATAATGCTCATTCTCAGGCACAAACAATACAAGCAAACTTTAAAAGATTACAAGAACAACAGGCTAGAGAAAAATTAATTCGTTCAAAAATTGATCTGGATCTTGATGTTGTACCTGCAAACACAAACAACGCAGTTCAATTGGCAGCAAATTTACCAAATTATGGTCTTGATACATCAGCTGGCGGTACTGCAGAATTGCTAGAACGTGTAATGAACTTTAGCAGTACAGGCGGACAAGCTAGTGTAGCGGCCATGCGAGAAGCAAGAAATATTGATAAATTAGCTGAAGCAAACATTGTACAAGATGGTCCTATTCCAACTACGCCACCAAGCAACCCAGGTTCGTTGCTAAGTGGAACATATACAGTTGCAGAAGCAGATGCAATTATAATTAGAAATTAGGTTGACAAACTTCCATTCTCGTTGTATATTAATAGTATGATATGTAACATTAATGGAGACATCACTCGTGCTAGATACAAACAAATATCAATCAGAAAATTATAATGGACTACAAGTGGCTTGCGATTGGATACAAGATCTCGAGGAAAATAACAGTCGCTTACACAAAGAAGGTGTAATTGAGAAAGCACTTGTGGCTGCAAGACTAGGCAGTTATAGTGCAGAATGCTTTTTATACAACTGTTATCTTGCATATAATCCATTTTTTACCTACAATATAAAACAGGTTACTGAAACTGAAGGATTAGAGTTCAAAGAAAATCCATGGGTGGCTTTTTGGGGTTTGTGCGAAAGTTTACGTACAAGAACTATTACTGGTAATGCAGCCAAAGAAGCAGTTGAACTGATGAGTCAAAAGTTTGACAGTGATCAATGGAACATGCTGGCTAGACGTGTGCTTATAAAAGATCTGCGTTGTGGTATTACATCTAAAACAATTAACAAGATTGTTGGAAACAGTGAATGGAAGATTCCTGTATTCGAAGTACAACTGGCAACAGATTCAAAAGGACATCCAAAAAAACTAGTTGGCGAAGTAATGATCGAGCCAAAACTAGACGGAGTGAGAACGATTGCTATTCTTACCAAAGACAATGTACAGTTGTTTAGTAGGAACGGAAAACTGTTCAACAACTTCCCACAAATTGAACAAGAACTTAAAAAGCTCTGTCCAACTACTACACAAAGAGGTGGTGTGGTAATTGATGGCGAGATCACAGGTAAAAGTTTTCAAGAACTTATGAGAGGTGCAACACGTAAAGACCATGTTGCCGCTGACAGTGTATTCAATGTTTTTGATATAATGAGTTTGGTAGAATTCAAACAAGGACACAGTAATAGAAGACAAATAGATAGATTACTAGCTCTTGAAAGTGTTGTAAACAGAGTACAGATGACAAATGTTGTTATGGTCAAAGGCAAACAACTAAATCTTGATAATGAAGAAGATCATAAGTTTATGGCACAGTATGCAAACGATTGTGTTGCTGAAGGCTATGAAGGTATTATGATTAAGAAACTTGATGCTCCGTATGAATGTAAACGTAGTACATTCTGGATGAAATGGAAGCCAGTAATAACTGTAGACTTGGAGGTAGTTGACATTGAAGAAGGAACAGGAAGAAATGCAGGACGTTTGGGAGCTCTTGTATGTGAAGGTGTTGACGACAATCGCACCATACGTGTTAACGTTGGAAGCGGCTTGTCTGATAGTGATAGGGATGATTTTTGGACTAGAAAAGATAGTCTAGTTGGGTATGTTGTTGAAGTAAAAGCAGACGCAGTTACCCAGAATCAAGATGGCACTTACAGTTTACGTTTTCCTAGATTTGAAAGATTCAGAGGATTTGAAGCAGGCGAGAAAATCTAATGCATAAAATTTATATCACTTTACAAACCATAGATGAATGGTATGATATTATACGAGAACTTAAACGTTGGTTTGGAAATGACTGGAAAGGTCAACGTGGAATACGTAAAAAATTTAACCATCCAGGTTGGTTTTTTGAACCAAGAGAAGTTTGGTTTTTAGTACCTGACCTGGCATTTAAAACCTTTATAGAGTTGAAAATGTCAAACAACCCAAAATCGCGATAAATACAGTATGTTTTTAGGATTATTAATTTTATTTGTTGCACTTGCACTAAGTGGTATTGCAGCCTACTACAGTATAATTGGTTTGACTGCAATATTTGCCGCGGCCGTAGTGCCTATTATTGTTATGGGCGGTATACTTGAAGTTGCAAAACTAGCCTGTACAGTTTGGTTGCATCAAAACTGGCAACGTGCTAGAATGGTGATGAAGATATACCTTGTGCCAGCAGTTGGAATACTGATGTTTATTACATCAATGGGTATATTTGGCTTTTTAAGTAAAAGTCATATAGAACAAAGTGCTTTGGGTACAGAACAAATTGCTCAAGTAAAAGTAATAGATGATAAACTGGTTAGAGCTCAAGCAAAAGTACAACGTTGGAATGACGAAATTGGCAGACTTAATAGAGGAGAAACAAGTGGACGTATAGATGGGTTGATTTCAAGAGAACAAGAACGTATCGAAAATGCAAATCTACGTATACAACCACAGATAGATCAAGAAAATGCAAAGATCAAAGGCTTTAGAGAACAAGCAGCAGTTGAAGTAGAACAACAAAATAAAAGACTCAGTGATGCACAAAAACGTACTCAAGCAGATATCGCTCTTGCTGAAAAACGTCTAGCACAACTTGATAAAGATGTTGCTGCATATACTTCGCAAGGCACAATCAAAGGTGGTGTTTTTACCGCAGATATAGACAATGTTAAAAAGGGCAATCAACTAAGAGCCCAACAAAAGCCCGAACGTGATCAACTAGCTAAATCGATACAACAAGCAAAACAAAATGAAATTGGTGTAGCAAGTCGAGTACAACGTGAAATTACAAATATTAACAAACGTTTGTCAGAACAAATAAAAGGTGTTGAAGACAATGTAGCCAAGATACGGGCAAGCATTAACAACACTATAGAAAGTGCTAATAATAATATTGCCAAGTATACCCTTGAAGCAGGAAGCAGCAATAAAAATGTTGATGCAAGAATTAAAGAACTTGAACAGAACATAGAAAACATTCAACCAGAAATAGATGAACTACGAGAAGAAAAGTTTGTATTCGAAAAACAATATAGACAGTTTGAAGCAGAAGTTGGTCCGGTTAAATACATAGCCCAGTTAATCTACGGAGATAATCCTGACCAGAATTTGTTAGAAGCGGCCGTACGTTGGGTTATAATATTAATAGTTGCAGTATTTGATCCCCTTGCAATAATGATGTTACTAGCCGCTACAGAAACATTTGCATGGCGTAGAGAGGAAAGATATGCCACTACTGAAAAACAAGAAACTACGGTGTCTGCCGTTGAGACTCCTGAAGAGGTGTCGAGTCCACTGCCGGTTGAGGAGACTGAACAAGTTCAAGAACAAGAAGAACCAGAACCAGGACAACCAGTTGAGAATGGACCAGCAGATGAAGAGCTTAGTGAGACTAGAAGCGAGGATAAGTCTGATGGAGGAGAAACTGGAGTCGATACTGAAGAGCCTAAGCAAGATAATAAAACCTTAAATCGCACACTGCATGTTGAACACATAGTCTTACCAGATCCAGAAGTAGGAGAAAAAATAGATTATGATCATGAATATGTTCCTAATCCAGAAATTGAAGAAGAATTAACTGGCAGTGACCTTGCTGAGTTAGAAGAAATCAATAAAGATAACACTATTATAAGTGAATCAGATTCAGAAACCACTCCTACGATTTCAAATGAAACTGCAAACATATACAATTGGCAACAGTTTGAAGAAATAGATTTAGTAGATCCTAATAATCCAGAAAAACGTGCAAAACGTATATGGAAACGTTTGAATCCAAATGATACATTAAAAAATCAAGAAGCAATGGAAGAACAAGGAATTATAGAAGAAGTGCCATGGCAAAAGTATATCGAAGCAAGTGATGAAGAACTGGATCAATTTGTAGTATCTGGGTTTGGCACATCCTTTCCATCCGATCCAATAAAAGGTGATTCATTTGTAAGAGTTGACAGTTTACCAAGTAAACTTTATAGATGGAATGGTACAAGCTGGATTGAAATTGATAAGAACAACTCTGATACATTCGCAAACAATCCAGAATATGTACAGTATCTAATAGACAAACTTGGTTCAGGCGAATATGACCCTGATTTACTCACAGATGCAGAAAGATTACAAATAGAAAGTCAACTTAAAAGTCAGGATCTATAATGGCCATGGACGAAGAACAAAAACAACAATACAATAGATGTGATTTTTGCAATAAAGAAAAAAATAAAGTTAATAAACTTATCGTAGGTGACAGAGTTGCTATTTGTAATGAATGTGTGGATTTGTGTGGCGACTTACTAAAATCTCTTACAAAAGAAACAGTTGATTCTGTAAAATTCAAAGACATTGATCCAACTGAATTAAAAGCATTTTTAGACAAATATGTAATAGGACAAGAATCTGCAAAAATAGTACTAAGTG